CAGCCAGGGAAGCTCGAGAAGCACCTTGGCTACATCACCAGTCTGCCAGAAGCCATTGAGCTTGTGCAGATAGCAGAGGCAAGACACAGGGAGGTTAACAATGGCACAGATGATAAGGATTGAGACCATCATCGCAACACTGCAATCCATAGCCCAGGGTACAACAGATACACTGGACCAGATTGCACTACACGCAGCGATAGAACTGCTTAGAGACCATGATGCTTTGGGTATTCAGATTTTAGATGACGAAGAAATGGAGGAAACGCGAAAAGATTTAAATTAATTTGTCAGAAATTGGGGTCCATCGGAGTCTTAATAAGGGAAGGCAAAATAATTTGTCCGGAAACCAGAGCATAACGCTCTATATATTGTAACTAACTAAAGGTAACTACCCATGGCAACTGCCACACACACACCAGATAGTGCTGCATTTATTGATGCGGATTTTAGTAAACTTAAAACAAAAAACTTGTTTGCCCACGGCTACAAGAATAATGAGCCCCCGTTTATGGCAATGGCCTCAGAAATAATGGCGCTGGCCAACTTTGCTGAAGCCAACGTTACGTGGCTTGAGTGGAATGGCTTCGATGGAATCCCTGATGGGTCCGTCAAGACCATCCGCGACGTCGCCCGTCTTTATTATTTGGTCATGGCTGTAATAGGCATGGCTGACTATGAGCTAGTGAATGTTATGGACGAATATGCCAATGACCCTGGCTACTTTGAACCTGATACCGCCCCAGGTAAGGCGCTTGCGGAAATCAAAAAGATACTTCCCTATTGGGACCAGGAATATGCGGCTCGTATTGAAGACAGCTGTAACGTTGCCGCAAAAATGAGGCTTCATGGCGCGGGGTGATCATCAGTTACCCATGGACTCGAACCCACTTGCGAAAGCGGTGGGGGAGAGGCTGCGCCTAGTCATAGGTGAGCGTGGCATCTCGGAGAAGCAAGCGGCAAGTCAGATGGGGCTACATCATGTCCGACTTGGCTACCTTCTTCGGGGTGCCCAAGTGCCCACCGAGACTGAGTCTGTTCGCATCGCCGGCTGGCTGTATGAGGGCAAAGATTTTACTGAGGACCCACTACCTAACTCGCCAAGTAAGGTGCGTAAGGGCAAGGGGTTTAAGAAGGTGACAACCCAGCTCGACCCAGTGACAGCCGAGCGTGCAAGCAGGGCAGCCAAAAGGCTGGGCCTTGGCATGGCTAGCATCGTAAGCCTAGCAGTTGAGAGACTGCTGGACCACGAGCCTATCATGTCCACATTCGAAGAAGCATCACGGCGCCTTAATCGCGCACGGGTTGCACAGTACCTGATAGGTGACCCGCACTTGCAGGTTATACTGGAAGGAGATATTGAGATAGCCGTGCAGATGGGTGGGCAGCTTGCTCCGGCCAGAGGGCGTCCACCTGTCATGCACACCCACAAACTGATAGAAGATCCTGTGCCTGATTTAGGTGAGGATGAGTGGGAAATTGTTGAGTGAAGCGCGAACTTTTTTGTCAGAGATATGATGCATTATGCATCACACCAGGGAGAGAACATGATTGTAACGGCCAGTTCGTTGAACACGTACACCACGTGTCCACGTAAATATCAACACTCATACATAGATGAGCGTGTGCCAGCTGCCACGCAAATTCCACTGCTAACAGGCACAGCTGTGCATCTAGGAGCAGAGGCATTCTGGAACAACAAGCCACTGCCCAAAGCAATAGAGGATGTACGCAGCTTTCAAAGAGAAGATGACTGGTGGCAAACAGAAGCCGGCGTACTCGAGGGCATGCGTGTTGATGCATACGTCATTGGATACTACCAGCACCGTACCCATATCAGGGACCACTATAGCGTGGTTGCTGTTGAGCATGAGTGGGAAAAGGTTATCGATGGCATCCAGTTTGCCGGAAAGATTGACCTGATTCTCAGGGATAAGAACGGCAGGCTATTGCTGGTGGACCACAAGACATCGGGCAGTACGGATGTCGAGAAGCCAGGCTCTTCGTTCTGGGCTGGACTCTGCTTTGATACGCAGATGATACTGTATCGAGAAGCACTGTCAGAGGTGGCTGAGTCTAAAGGGGCGCCGCTCTTGGCGTATGATGTAATCCGAAAGACAAAGAGCAAGCCAGCACAGAAAAAGAAAATCGCAAAACGAAAATCAGAGACTGCACTTGAGTATGGGGTACGCAAAGAACAGAACCAAGAGACAGCCAGGGAGTACGGGCACAGGATTCATCAGGAATATGTGACCAATGCTGACCGGTTCATCTGGCGAGAGATTCCGCTGACCCAGGATGAGGCAGCAAACAAAACGACGGAGATAGTTCAGATTGCTAGGTCAATGACGGCAGAGCATACGGTGTATCCCCGTTTCCAGAATAGCTGTGTCGCAAGGTACGGACCTTGTCCATACTTCTCAGTGTGTTGTGGCACCGAGAGCATAAACGGCATGAGCTTTAAATCTAAACCAGCTCACAGTGAGCTACCTAACCAGGGAGAGAAGAATGGTTAATCAGTTTGACCTAGCAGCTGCGCGTGCAGCAGCACAAAGAACAATGATGAAGGCACCGCGCCTTGTAATCCACGGAGAGCCGGGCATCGGTAAAACTACCTTCGGAGCTAACGCACCGGGCTGTGTGTTCATTAAGACAGAGTCAGGGTGCGATGCTTTGGGTGTGCCTGCCTTGCCTGTCGAGGGTGTGTGTGAGTCATGGGATGATGTGATCCATGCATTCGATGCAGTCTTGGCCAACCCAGAAGGGGTGGAATGGATTGTACTTGATAGCCTTAACGGGGCGCATCAGCTGTGCCGTACCCATGTCTGCAACCGAGACTTCCAAGGGGTCTGGGTTTCGAAGAAGGGTGTCGAGGGATACAATGCCTGGGCGAATGGAGACAAGGCCAGTGCCATTGAGATACGGCGCCTCTTGGCCAAGGCGGATGAAGCTCGGGATGCCGGCATAGGTGTCATGATGCTGGGCCACACTGGGCTACACAAACAAGGTGATGCCTGCGGTCCTGACTTTTACAAATTCGGAATGGAAATGGAAGGAAGGTCCTGGAACCTTGTCGTACAATGGGCAGACCAAGTGGGTCACGCATGCCGTGAGTTCAACACAGGTAAGCGAGATGGCGAGAACCGGGCGAAGGCCAGCGTCATCAATAACGACCGGTGGCTGGTGTTTGATGGTGGTCCAAGCCGTGATGCAAAGTGTAGAGCTGGCTATGACATGCCTGCCAAAATTATCCTGTCGTTCGAAGAGTATCAGTCCAAAATGAACGGCAACAACATCGAGGTACTGAAAGAACAAGCAGCACTCTTGATTGCCGACGCTCGAGATGATGTAAAGAACATCGTCACGAACAAGCTGGAGGCTAAGTCTGCAGCTGAAGTGAAAAGTAAACTTAATGAGATGCCTCTGCAGCGCGTGCAGACTCTCGTAAACTGGCTAGTAGCCAAGAGCAAGGAAGGGTAACACCATGCCACTATCTTATAATCCAAATGACATGAAGGCTGGTCCAGCCGAGGGCGACTATGCCTTCAAGGTTCTCAGTGCAGAAGAAAAGACCTTCAGCACCAGGAACAAAGGAATTGAATTGGTCATTGAGTTCAGTACGAACGACCGTATTCTTGAGACATGGGTTCGCTACGTCTACACCCCTGGTGGACTCAAGTACTTCAAGGAAATGTGCCTCGGTGTAGGCTTAACGTACGACCCGCCACCAGACAGCGCTAAGGACTTCATCAATAAGACCGGCGTTGCCCTGTTTAAACGGGATGCCAAGGGCTTTCTTGAGCCCGTCAAGATTTACCCTAAAGAAGCGGCGCCACAAGCAGGCGGGTTTACCAGTAAGCCTGTTGCCGATGACGTGCCGTTCTAATACAATATGATGGGCGGGTGGCACTGCAATACTCTACCCTGGGCTGAGGTCGGTTAGTCGCGTTTCCTCCCTCAGTGTGCCCCCGCCTCTTTTTGAGGGGGTTGGTATGTGGTTAAAGATCCACGATACACTCCTCGGTCACCGCAAGATTCGACGTACATGCAGAATGTTAGGCATCAGCGAGGTAGCTTTGCGCGGCTACCTAGTAACGCTGTGGCTTAACGTGTTGCGTCACAGTCCTGACGGAGACCTTGAGGATTGGACAGAAGAAGACATCGAGCACTACGCAGGGTGGGAAGGTAAGCCTGGCTTACTTGTTCCAGCTCTAATTGAAACAGCCTGGATTGATATCGTCGATGACCGTGCAGTTATTCATGACTGGGATGAGCACTCGGAAAGATTGCACGTCGCTAAGGTGCGTAAACAGGCCCGTGAAAGGCAGCGAAAGCACAGGGAAAAGAAGAAGTCACGCGTTACCGATGCGTTAGTCACGAGTGATGTCACGTTAGATAACGCTAGAGAGGAGAGGAGAGGAGAGGAGAAGAGAGGAAAAGAGAAGAGAGGAGATAACTCTGAGGTGTTGGGTGTGTTTGAGCACTACCGGAAGTATCATCCAAGGGCTCACAAGAAACCCAAGAGCACCATGCAGGAGTGGAAGAAGATACAAGCAAGGCTGAGCGAGGGCTATTCGGTTGAGGACCTTTGCCTTGCTATCGATGGCTGCCACCAGTCGCCGTACCATATGGGAGAGAATGAAAGGAATAGAAAGTTTGATAGCCTTGAGCTGATCGTAAGAGATTCATCCAAGGTCACCCAGTTTATTGAGTTCGTTAACACGCAAGGGCCAGTCACCAAGACAGCCACTACGAAAAGCATGAGAGCCACAAGCTCGTGGCTAGAGAGGAAGCGCGATGAATGACCGTGAGAGATTTGCTACAGCGATGAATGTCCTGTCTGCAGCATTCGACAAAGAGATTGATGAAGCTACACTTGAGAGCTACTGGATGGCTCTAGAAGATATGCCCATCGAAGATATAGAGAGGGCGTGCAAGCACGCTATTCAGAACCTCGAGTTCTTCCCTCGTCCAGCCCACCTTCGCAGGTCACAGGCTCCGATGGATCCCACATCCAGAGCTATCGTTGCGTGGCAGTCCGTGGTCCGTGCGATTGCAACAGTGGGGCAGTACGCCAGCGTGGACTTCGATGACGCGCTAACCAACGCCACTGTGAGAAACCTCGGCGGATGGTACTGGCTCTGTCAGCAACCAGAGAAAGAGGTGAAGGTCTGGATTCGTAGGAACTTTGAAAAGATTTACGCATCCCTGGCTAGCTCGGGCGTGACCGGCGACTCAGTCAAGCACTTGCCTGGCCTACATGAACGTGACAACCTTGACGTGGCGCCGGAAGTCACCAAGGTATTCACAGGGTTACCCGGCGCAGACATTAAGCTGCTGGGGAATGGCAATGGAAATAATCAGACTCACTATCTTGGGGAAGCCGATATCCCAGAAGA